ACTAAAGAACCTTCAGTAATACTTTGTGCAGTGTTTAACTGAATTCGAGTAAACATCTGAATATCAAACAGATGAACCCGATACTTATCGTCAGTATTGCCAAATGTATTATCAGGATCTTCCCTATGTTCTAAACTAGCAACACGAGATACACCAATCTTAGCACCTGATGAAGAACCAGGAGATGATGTAAACGTATCATGCAAATCAATAACTTGATATGAATTTGATACAGAATCACCAGTTACATTTGGGAATCCATAAACATTCTTAACTTCAGTGTAATTACCAAGACTGAATGTAATAATTGCATTCTCTTTGGACAGAGTTGTCCTTGGTTTCATTACATCAACAAAGGTTGCAGACAGAGTAGATACTCTATAACCCTTAACATATGCTGTACCAGGACCAAATTCTACACAATATCTGTCATCACTAGCAACATTACCATCATCACTAACTTCATTTGCAGCATAGACACCATCGTTGAAACCATCATCAAGATGTTCTTTCAGTGCAATATCAAAATCTTGTACGGTGTAATCACCAGACTCTTCGTATGTACGAAGTGCCATGGTTCTTTCTAGTTCATCATACGCGCTACGATCAACTAGTTGTTCTACTTTTTCGCCATTAATACGAAGAAGTTCAATAAAATCTTTATCGGCATCATCATCGAGTGCCTTTTTAACTAAGTTTGTGGTGATTCTGAATCGGTGAGAACCAGGAGCAGCATAATTAGATGTGCCTGCAGCGTTATCATTGAGTGATAAGTCATCTTCTGGGGTGACAATCGACTCAAGGATTTCGAGACCAATTCTGTATTTGGGGTCACTTCCATATTGATCAAGGAGAATATATTGATATGGTACGTCTACAAAGAATCCACGAATGAAGTATACACCTTCCTGAACATATGCAACAGATCCTTGCTGAAGTGCATCAGTAGGAAGCAATTGTGCAAAAGGAGATCCAACTTCAATCAGAGTAGATCCAAAAGTAATTTCACTATCAGTAACTAACTGCTCGTTATTAGCAAATGTTTTAATAGATGCTGCTTCTTCAGTATCGGCAGTAGTATCTGTACCAGAGGAAAGGTATTTTACATAAAGAGTAATATATCCTTTAGTAGAATTTGTATCGGAGATACTATAAAGAACCTTTGCCTTAACACCTGTGGTCAGACCTTGAATAATCTTACCATCTAATTGAGTACGATATGTTTCAACCTGTGCTCCCAGGAAAGATTCCTGAAGCATAATTGCATCAACATTCAGATCGTAACCAACTTGTCCAGGGATGACCATTGAACCATCCTTGAACAGGTGAGAACCTACACTCTCAATCTGATTTTGCAATACAGATTGCATGGTAGTAAGTTCCCGTGCCTGAATTGGGAAACCAGGACGGAACAGCACTCGATAAAAGTTCTTCGCTTTATCGAAATCGTCGTAATAAGGTGTGACGTTTAAATTTGTGTTTTGTGCCATTAGAACTCGATTACGATTTTAATATCTTCTACTTGGTCGTTTGCACGACTAATTGCTCTTCTATTATCTATATAAACAACGTCACCGCTGTTTGATTTAATCTCGGGTTTTGCATATCCAGTATTAAATTTCATGCCGAGATCATACTCAGTACCATTAATGGTTCTAGAGGATGCATTGGGAACCTGTGGAAAAGCAACATCAGGTTGTCCAGCAGCACCAGAAGTGGCACCACTAATAACGTTAGAACCATCAAACTCATTCTGTGTACCAGTAACTTCAGGGAAGATACCATCGACAGAGTTCTGATAATACTTCAGAACTTTCGTTGTAGCGTTCCAAGAAACTACTCGACCACGAGCAGTAACAGATTGACCGCCAACAACTCTAGTTTGAGTGATAATTTCGTCAGGAACGTAGTTACCTTGGAAGGTAGGAGCAAAAATCGCTGCCTTTGCAGCAGAAACTGTAAGGTCAGAGATTAATTCTTCAGTACCAAATTTTAAGGGATTAGTGATCAAACCAATACGACGATAATCGTTATCGATAGGGAAGTCACCAGCACCTTCATTATATGAAAGTTTTGCGTTGATCATGACTCGGAAAGCGCCAAGTTCGACAACAGAGTCGCTTCCATGACCACCAGGAGGAGGAATAATAACATCAACTTGTCCACCTGTTCCTGTACCAATACCTGTAATTGAGTCAACACTGATTTTACCGAAGGTATAACCAGTACCACCAGATGTAACGGTAGCAGACAGAAGTTTACCACCATCAACAACAATGGAAACACGACCGCCAGTTCCATCACCATTAATGGCAACGTTGTCATAAGTTCCGTTGTTATAACCTGTTCCTGCTGAGTTAATGACAACTGTGTCAATTTCACCAGTAACAGCGTTAGTCCTTACCGCATCGTTGGTAAAGACTGGCATGTATTCATTACTGAAGAACTTAAGGACGGAAGCAACGGGGATGGTATACATATACTTCCAACGATAAGAGTCACCAGTTGTAATGATGCTAGTGGAAGTGCCAGTAGGCTCAACTGTAGAAGGTTTACCATTAGGATCAGAGGGTGATGTTCCGTTGTAGATACACTTATATACTTGATACTGAGAGTTTACAACGTAAAAATCAGAATCATAAAGTTTGGTAGCACCAGAGGCAGCAGTTTTACTTGGAGAATAATCGTGACGATACATATCGTAAGTAAAACCCAGACCACCAGTGGTCTGTTCTGGAGAAACCCAGTCAATACGACGAACAACTTGTACGGTATCTGCTGCAAGAACTCTCTTAAGAGAGATCATATCATCGTAAGAATCTGCAAATTCCGAAAAAGAGTCAACCGCTTGAGGGGGAGCATTTTCATTATCCCACGTCTGAGGTCTGCCGATAAACAAATATAAACGATCTCTAGACGCACCAGCAGCGGTATCGCTCTGAGTAGCATCAGGACCCTCAAGTGCTTTGATGAATTTCTTCGCAGAAAAAATTCTAAATTGATCAGTTAATAGAGCTGCCATTTCCTATGGGATTATTGTCCTCTTGTTTATTTATGAAGGTTACGAACGAATGATTGTTTGATAATCGATTCCTTTGATTCTATATCTAGATCCGCCCGTTCCCAAAATGTCCTCACCACCCAAAATAGCATACGCTGCAGCACCACTACCTGTAGTGTCGCCACTTGCTGCAGAGAATGTTATTGTGGGATGTAAGTTATATCCACTATCAACAGATTGTGTTATGCCATATCCGCCGTTAGTTATAGTTACTGAAGCAACTTGGTCACCAGCGCCAGTAAGAACTGCTGTTCCAGTTGCCTCAATATCACCAATGTTTTCAATTGCAACATTAGGTGCCAATGTGTAGTTTGTTCCAGGATTTTGAACAATGATATCAACAACTGTAGAATTGTGTGAGAATTCATACAAGAATCCATTCTCACCTTTGTTGGAATCACCAGTGTTGAAGGGTACTGTATCTTTGATAGTTAGTTTTGATGTAGTTGGATCCCAAGAAACTACTGTTGCCTGTACTCCCGAAACTTGACCAGTAATGACTTCATTAACACTAAAGTTTCCACCATTAGCATTATTAGCATCCAACTGAAGAGTTATTAAACCAATATGCTCAACACCTTCACTCAAACCTCCAGCAGTTGTAATTGTGGAGAATTTGAATGGAATAGAAGCATCTTTGATTTGGTCTCCATTTTGGAATAATGTAGTGTTTTGACCACCAACAGTTTCTTCAATACCAAATTTAGAGTCTCTACCAGTTTCGCCAGGTTCACCAAGAATAATACCACCATCCAAACTAATTTGACCCTCATATTGAGTTCCAGTATTAACCAAATCAGCAATACCATCACCAACACCATCTAATTCATCATCATCTTCAAAGGCACTATTTGCCAGAGTTGTAATAGGTTCGGTTAGTAATGTAATCGAATTGCCTTGAGAAGTGAGCACTACATGTGGAAGTTGTGATGATGCACTAGAACTATAAACACCACCATCAAACTGAACAATAGCATCCTCGGTAGAGGGAATACCTGCATCAATAAATGCAAGTTCATCAACCTCAAATGTAACAAGAAGTTCTCTAGTTGCAGGATTCCAATCATATACTCGTGCTAATTTATTAGAAGCACTTTCAACTTTTCGGATTACAACATCACCTACATTAAATTTGTAAGTGGAATTTCCATCATCATCAAGTTGACTATTATCAACAATAACTCTCTGATCATAATTAAAGTTAGTTCCTCTTGTAAGTCCAGTAAATTTACCAGATGTTTTTGCAGTATAAGAAACTGTCTCTTTATTGATAATAAATGAACCAGAACCAGGAAAAGCACTAGTATCATCAACGTAGATATTAGTATCAGAAGCAGTAACGTTCTTAACAAGACCTGTCAGATAACGAATATCTGAGTTCAAAGATTGTCTTGCTTGAGTCTTTCTTTTTAAATTTACAAGTTTTGTAAAAATAACTTGAGGACTAGATGTATAACCAGCACCCTGATCAGTAATATTGATTGCAGAAATCTGTCCTTGATTTACTTCCGCTGTTGCTCTTGCACCAGATCCACCGCCACCAGTAATTAAAATGTAAGGAGGTTCTTGGTAGAACTCACCAGGATCGTTAATACTGATACTAGTAACTTTACCAGTAGGACTTACTTCTGCAGCACCTTCAGCATCTTGACCACCGCCACCAGTGAATTGTAGGTTAGGTGCAACTGTATAACCTTGTCCTGGATTTAAAAGTGTTAGACCAGTAACTGTTTGAACAACTGGATTAACAAGTGCTCCACTTCCTTCACCACCTAAAATTCTAGCAGTGGTAGGACCAAAATAATTATCACCCTGTTGAGTGACATTAACGTATGCAATGGTTCCATCAGGATTTAGTGCAACATCTCCCTCTGCTCTAGTTGGGAAAATATCTGGTTTTTGAGGAACTGTATCACCTTCAAATAAAGGAACACCATAATATTTTGGACCAATAGCATAAGGATATGCTGGATTACCACTGCTATCTTCGGTCATGAAGTAAGCATATGTTCCGTTGGGATACTCAGGAGTAACGGCAAATTTGCCATTAAATTCATCTAAAGTACCAACAGATGAATCATATACATAATCCTCAACAAAATCGCCAAGAACATATCCATCTTGAGTAAGTCTGAATCCTAATCCAGAAGTAGAATATGCAAATGCATATAGATTGTTTGGAGCATCTACAGGTACAAAGAATCTCATCTCCCGTTGAGATGCAGTAGTAAATTGACTGAGATACTGAGTATACGTTACTTGAGATCCATCAATATAATACGTTGCAAAATGAGGTTGCGAATAAAGATAAGTTGTATCTCCAATAACAGGAGGAGCACCTACATGCCACCCGTCTTCAGTTGTAGAAATAAACAAATGATTTGCATCATTTGAAGAATCATCTTGGTTAAAGACGTAGGTTTTACCTCTTTTTAGATTCAAAAATGGAACTACAGAACCATCTACTAAAAACTGACCATTTGCAACAGTGATTGCATAAGTAACCGTTGATGGGGTGACAATTTCTTCGCGATTACCAGCAACCTCATTACCAGTTCTTAGTCTGTATGAAGAAACTTCTCTTGCTACAGCACCACTAGAATTATATCCCCATGGACCATAAATGGGATATCCATCAAAGGACATACCAATAACTTTTGAGTGTCCATCTACATGTCTACTACGATCAATGGTTGATGTATCACCAGGTTGATAAAAATCTTCGATGTAGTATGTGTTCATATTTACATCGTCGTCATCGTCCGTCGATGTATCAAGAATCATATATCCTTCATCACCAGTGTAACCAGACATATAATTATGAATGGCACAATGATAATAGATTCTATTGGTCTCATCTTCATTCATTAAGAATAAAGCCTGATACTCATTTTCATAATCCGCAGCTGGTGCTGAAGACGATCCGCTACTGGTGTATAAAATTGTGCCAGGTGAAGATTGATTTAGAGGACCATCTGGAGTCGTACTAAAACGCATCGGATGGTTTTGATTACTACTATCCGATTGATTCCAAATAATTAAGTAATTCTTTTTGACCAGAATATTTTTTGGTGCCATGTAATAAGTCCCTGGCACAAAAGGACCAAATTCAGACGCTTCTGATCCAAAGTCAATGTAAAAAATACCTGTGGGGAATGTAATAGGAGCACTTTGAATTGTGAAACTAAATCCATTAGAACCAAGAATTTTATCTCCAGATGCAAAAGTAGATTGAACTTCTCTTATATAAATTCTTGTAGGAAGACCATTATTATCGGTAATAACCTTAGCAATTTCTCCTCGGGCATTTCCACCAATTTGTGTAATAATTCTACCAACTTCAATGGTTCCCAGTGTTTGATCGAGAGATGCGGGATCAATGAATAATAATAAATTATCAAGTTCAGTTTTTACATTCCATGTAAATTGTTCTAATTTACCCCATTGAAAAACACCATTTTCTAAGGCAAATTCATCAATTGTTTTGGATGATGAATAATATCTAATATTACCTTCGGTAATAGCATCATATACATCTGCATTTTTTACATAATCGTACTTTACAGTATCAATAGAGAAAGTACCTGGTGCTCCACCATCAGATGCCCAGTCTGGAGTATGTAAAAGACCGCCATTAGCAAGAATGCCAGTTACTTTATCTTCTTGTGCAAGTCTTGTACCAAAATTAGGTACATCTTTACCACCTCTGTATACAAAGGTCTGATCAAAAGATCTATCTACTAATGGACCACCACCAGGTGCTGCTTCTGCTTGAGTCCATGTAGGTTTTGGATGATTATCAGACTCAATTCTCAGTCTATCATCTGTAAAAGTTCCCCTAGTTAATGAGTTGGGGTGACGTTGCCAGATCCTATTAATATCAAAAGATCTTACAACATTTGGAGTTTCTTGTTGAGGAACAATTTCAACACGAAGTGGATCGTATCCTCTTCCTCTTCTGAGAACACGAACGTGAACAATTTTACCAGAACCTTCTGCAATGATTGGATATAATATCGCCTCCTGATCAGGAGTGCCGCATCCATCAATAGTAAGTCTAGGTGGATCAGCAGGATCATATCCGCTACCACCATTTACTACTCTTACCGCTCGAACACCAAATATATCATCAAAAATCGGTTCAATTACGGCACCAGATCCAGGAACTAGTCTTGCCATTTATCCTCAACTAATAACGTTAATAGTTCCCTGCATTGCAGCATGGATTGTACATTGATAATACAATGTGCTAGGAGCGTCCATTGGAACAGTCCAATAGAGAACGTTACTACCACTACCACTTTGACCAGCAGTGTATGGATTACCTGCTAAACCTTGAGTGCTTTGAATTCTGAATGGATGAGCACCACCTTGTACGCTGTTATCAAAAGCGTAAGTAAATCCTCTATTCACATATAAGGTAGGATCATTAGCGGTTGAAGGGAATCCTGGTCCTTGGAAAGTGAAATCGGAAGATCCGTTTGCATTAATTTCCCACCAAGTAATAGGACTACGAGTAACAATCCAATCGCTACCATTCCAGAATAATGAATCTCCTTGAGTAGGAGTACCAAACTGAGCACCACTTGACATGTCAGTGTCAGTCATTGCTGCAAATGTAGTTGGAATAGTTCCATTAAATGCAACAGTAACTGTATCACCAACAACACTAGTAACGATGTCAGCACCACCAGCAATCGTCAGAGTATCAGTCTGAGTATTTGCTGTTGTGCTACCAGTATCTGCGGTTACAGTAGCAAACAAGTTAATGCTTGCAATACCAGCAGCATCATCTCCAGGTAACCATTTGCTGCTAGAAGCATTCCACTTCAGAACCTGGTTATTTGTAGGCGCAGTGGTTGTTGTATCTACATCCAACAAAGCATCAACACTAGAATATTGAGTCAATATCTTTGCTCTAGTGTCTCCAACACCGCCAGCAGTGATATTAATATTTACATAAGGACTATCATCACCATCAACAGTGAAGAAATAACCTTTGTAATTAGCAATGGCAGGAGCAGAACTTAATGTTGCATATTGGTTTTTGTATTGAATTTTCGTAGGAAAATCAATAACACCAGTAGCACCATCAAAGACACTGGTAACACTTCCATGAGAAATGTTTACATCTCCAGTTCCATTGGGATTTAAAATAATATTGCCATTCGACGCCGAGATAATCTCGTTTCCGTTGACATTTAGAGCGGCGGTAAGAGTGTCAAGATTACCAGGTTCAAACCTGTTATTTGACGTATATTTCAATACTTGATTGAGAGTTGGACCAGAAACGCTCAGTTGAACGTCGGTTCCATTTCCAATCGCACCATATACTTCATTAAAGTTATCATTAATCTTATCACCGCCCGCACGGAGGGTATCCCCCGTGTTATCATTAGCGGAAGCGCCAATACCAATAATTTGCTTAGACATTACTCGCAGTGATTTTTAGTTATTTATAGGATCTCTGGATCAATTAGTTCTTCACCATATTGGGAAAGATCAGGTGCAGTCCAGTCATCTGGGACAGATGTCTCAACAACAATCTCTGGATTTTGATATCCAGTACCTTGATTTGAAACTTCGATAGATGCAACACCTACCAGGGCACGAATGTTAGCACCAGATCCTTGGATAGCACTAGCATTAACTGCTGGTCTAGAAGTATAACCAGATCCACCAAATGTAACCTTGACGGATTCGATCGATCCTGTTGTGACGTTAGCAGTTGCTTCAGATCCGCGTCCAAACACAGATCCAAGATAATCAAATGTAATCAGAGAGTTAGAAGATTCAATGATAGCAACTTCCCTATCTTCAACCTCACCCTGAATATCTAACAGATCTCCAGGTTCAATTGGAGGAACAACTTCAGCAGCATCAACGTCTGCCTCAGAACCAACGTAAGAGAACGCAACGAATGTGGAACCTACGCGAGGAATTTCGGAGAAGATGATTCTAGAACCAACGATTTCAAAGGACTCTTTTGGTTTCTGAATAACACCATTGAGCGAAACAATAATATTATTCTCAGGAAGGATGTTTGTAGATTGTACACCATCCGTCAGGGTTAATGAGTAGAATACGTCATTACGCTTCAAGTTGAAGGATTGACGTAAGGAATCAAACTCAAACGAAATATCATCCAATTGTCTCAGTTTACCAATATAGAATCCAACGAAGGACGCTCCAGCATCAGGTGCTTCAGTGAATTGAATTTGATCAGAGAACGCTGTGTATGCGTTAGTTGCACCAGGAGGTTGGAGAACACCATTAACAAAAATGAGCATGTGACCTGCGGGATCAGGCAGATATTGTGTGCCATTATTGATGGAGAGTTTGAAGGTAGTTGTAGTACCATCAAATCCTTTAAATGATCTCTTAACTCTACCTTTCAAATCAACCAAGTTGATAATTGCTGCCTTGAATCCATTAGGACCAATTACTGCGTCATTTGCAGTAAAGGCACCAACAATATTACTGAGATAGTATCGTGTAAGTGTGCCAACTGTTTCAAAGTTTTGAATCAATGCCGATGCAGCACCTGCGGTAGTTACGTTAGTGTTGATAGTTGCATAACCAACTGGGAATGGAAGACTACCAGAAGGACCATAATCACCAACCTGTTCACCATTACTAAACGTTCCTTGTACAGGCGTGAAGTAAATATAATTATTTGCAAGATCTACACCCGTAATAATTCCATAAACATTGGTAACTTGTCCACCACCAACAACTTTATAAAGTCTGTTACCAGGCGTAAAGTTGTTATATGTGACATTCTGTGCAGTGATTACGGAGATACCGAGACGAATCTGACCAGAAGATGCAATTCTGTCACCAACATTAACATCAAGACCTTCATATTTAGAAACATCGATGTATTGTCTGGACGTGTCTGGATAAACAACAGCAGTCTTCTCAAACTCACCTGTAAGAGTATCAGTATCAACAGAAAGTGTACCGCCAGTATTAGCATTAACCGCAGCAGTGTTCTTATAGAACACGTCAGGAGTTGCATTGCTTCCACTAGTATAACCCTTGAATGGGATATCAGTAGTAAATCCACCCTTAAGATCAATGATGTGCATACGATCTTCGATGAGACTGATTTGTGCTGTTGTAGTATTCGTAGCACCAACTAATACGTCAGTAATTGCCCAAGTACCACCAGTTACAGCAACATCAAGATACTTATAAGTAGCATCTTCATGGAATCCATAAACTTGACCCGTAACAGAACCATCGCCCTGCTTGGTAACAACTTCATTCATTACGAAAGGACCATCAGTGATTGCACCATCGATACGGAATCTCTTATAGATTCTCGCAATAGTTGCAGAATTTTCTACCTTATTCTTAATTTCTGCATATGCGTCACTCTGTAATCCATAGACATATTCAGTAGCATCAACACCGCCGCCAACACCAACAGCAATATCTCTAACACCATATGTCTTAGCAGGTACAGAAATACCACTATAGAAAGGAATTGTATTATTGAATGCAGTGCTACCCAGTTGACTCTGGATAAGTCCATTCAGATAACGAATCATTCTAGTGATTGATGCCTTAGCATAATCAGTATTGATTGTATTATCATAATATGCATAGTTACCACCACTGGTAGGACTTGTCAGAGTATTGTCAAGAGACTTGCTCATCCATTCAGTCAATCTAATTAAGATTCTAGACTTAATATTAAATTCAGTATTAGAGAAGAATGTTTCACCAGATACTGCCTGATAAGGATCCAGAGCACCCTTATTCAGTTTTGCACCCCAAAGGTAGAAACCATCATTTCCAGTTCCTGTGTAATCAGTTGCCTGGTTGTTGAGAACGTAAATTTGTTGACGTAGTGTACTGAATCCAAAACCAAAGCGAGCAGTAGTAAAGATTCTATACCAACCATCACCATAAGGAATTACACCAGTATCCATTGGAGTAACTGTTGCAACTTGGAACGTGAGATTGTTAGTTCCATCTGCTCCACCAAGAACACTACCAGTTACTGTAAAGTTGTCACCAGGTGCATAATTTGAACCAGTGTTTGTAACTGTGATAGTTGCCTGATTGGGTTGATTAGCGTGATCAATAGTGACATTGAATGTTGCACCAGCACCACCATTAGAAACATTAGATGTATTTGCAACACTTGTGTAAGTGCCAGTCATAGCACTTGTAGTGATAATTGAAATAGAACCTAATGTTTCAATATTATTAGCATTTACAATAATATCACCAACATTTCCACCGCCATCAAGGATATTTACAGATCCCTTAGCACCATTATCAAGATCTACATTAAAGAATACTCTCTGAGAATTATTTCCTGTACCAGCATCAAGTCCAACTTCATATCTGAGATTGGAACGAGTTCCTGCTTTTGCAAAGAAGGACAGAGTAAATGTTTGATCATCGGTAAAGGAACCTGTGTCAAACGTTTCAGACCCAGAGTCAAATTTAACACCAGAACTATCAAATGTTTCAAACGATGTTAGATTGTAATCTCTAAATTTAAAGTGTTGACCAGCGGTGGTGTTATCTTTAACATGATCAGCAGTTTGAGTGCCATCAGGAGCAACAATCGCATTCGCAGCATAAGTCGTATTGCTACTAGACCAGTTAGTGCTGAAATCTTCTGGATTTGTCCAGAGGTTTGTACCAGCAATTTGACCTTCAATCAGACCAGTAATACCAGCAGCGGTAGTTTTAGTTCTGACATTACCAGGTTCTGTATACCAATCATATGCACTTCCAACACCACTGGTAGCAATAGTTGCTGTAGCACCAGAAGTTTGACCAGTCAGAGTTTCTGCAGCAGACCAAGTTGTACTTGTAAAGTATGGTCCGATAATCAAAATAGAATCATCTTCCAACCATTCATTAACGAGAGCATATCCACCACCACTAGAAACAACGGTCTCTCCAACGGAGAAGTCACCAGTCACACTGGTTAATGTAATGTTGCGTGCGTCTTCTTTCTTATAGAAGTCGGTTGTCATTATGTCATGAACAATATTGGTGGTGAGTTCATCAACAAAGTCGTTATAAACCCAAGATCCAGCACCAAACTGAACATTAATTTCAGAATTAAGTTCTGCTCTATAGTAATGCTCATTGAACAGAATTTGCTTACCAGCAGATCTTGCGGGTGTGCCACCAGGAGCAAGGATTCCAATGACAATATCAACCAGAGTACGAAGACGATAGATTACTGCATTGATATCGGATGGAGATTCGCTATCGCGATATGCAGTTCCAGTCTTAGGAGTGCCGCCAGCGTTATTTCCAACACCTGCATATTGAGCAGCATATTGACTACCAGTTACAGAATCTCCGTTGTTATACAGAAGATTATTCAATGCTTTTTCGCCAAGTTGCTTAAGTTGCTCGATTGCATAAACTGTTGCCAACAATTCGCCTTCAACACTAGTAATTCTTTGATTACCATCAAGATAAAGTTCAGCAGCACGAATTGTGCTATTAGTTCCACCAGTTTGCAGGTCAGAAATGATACTAATAAGAATCAGTTTAAGATCTCTCTGACAGGTAACTTCGCCACTAGATCCAGGATATTGGAATGCATTGTAAGTAACATTGTTCAGAGTATAAGTAAACTCTGCTGTTGTGAGACCCGTTGCTTCTTCAGCAATGTATTGCCTATTGAAGTAAAGTCTATCTGCACCGATTTGATAATCAGCACCTTTAGGTGCGATAATCTCATTTAAAGTAGAAATTAATGTATCGATTGCAGTCTTGACATTTGCACATCCACCACCATCTTGAGTAATACCCCAATCACCAGTAATAATTTTATCAGTATTAGTGCTATCAAGATCACCAGTAATTGCCTGCTTCATGTAGAAACCAAGTCTCTCATGAGCATATTCCGATTGCCATACTTGCAGGCGAATATGAATCAATTCATCATTAGCACCAAGATATTGTCTTGCTACATTTGCTGTATGGAAATTACCACCATCTTCAACGTCCTTAACAAGTTCATTAAGAAGCAAACTAAGGTCAGTTTGACATCTCAATGTTCCAGCAGTGCTAGATCCATTTTGGTTTCTTGGCATATCTTCTGCAAGATCAGGATATCTTTGCAGTAAGTCGAACGATGCCTTATCTACAATAGCACCAGCATTCAATCTAATTAAGTTAGCAGCATCACGGAATCTATACTGAGTATCTGCATCAATTTGATTTGTATAGAAGATATTATTTGCAGCATCAACGTAATCAATTGAAAGATCAACATCGCTAAATGCATCAACTGTTGCACCAGCAAATTCAAACGCAGGGTCTACCTTAGTTACGCTAGCAAGATGATCAACTGGTACTGGGAGATTTGCATTACTGAGTGTATCAATAATGATATCCATCAAGTTACCGATGGTTGTATAAACATCAGAACAATCACCAGAATCAAAGTTTGATACAGAAACAGAGTTACTAGCAGCAGAAACAAAGGTATGAGTGTATCTTTGTCTGACAGGAGATGCTCCAACATTAACTGTAAATGTGTTGGTATCTGCAGCAGTAATTTCAAGTAAGGAATTCAGATTTGCAGAATCGGGATCAGGATATGCTTCCTGACTCTGATTACCATCTAATGTACATGTAAATGTCAGTGAATTGGGAGCAATATAAATTTCATCACCCGCACGAATGACTCCGTTAGATGTTGCACTTACGAATGTATGAGTATAATTACCACCAGTTGTGATTGCGTTCGTTGCAGAAGAAACAAATGTATGAGTGTACTGAGTTGCAGTGACCACTGCACCTGATGTAGCGGATACGAAAGTATGTGTTGTCGTATTGCTAGAAGTACCAACATTAAGTGTAACTGCACCAGTTTGTTTGATCAACGCACCAGCAGTTGCTTGTACAAATGTATGACTTGTAGTATTGGTAGAAGGACCAACCTGAATAGTAAATGTGTTGGAGTCAACAACTGTTACATCAATCCACTTTCCGCTGATAGGATCAGTAGTTCTAGGATAAGTCTTCTGAGAAGCATTATTATCTTGAGCGCAAGTGTATGTCAGAGAATTGTCTGCAATCTGAACTCTATTACCAGTAGAAAGTCCATGAGATGCCGAAGTAATGGTGATAACACCAGTGCTAGGCACATAAACTGCGTTGGTAATGTTTGCAGTGGAAGTTCCAACTGCGCTAATAGTCAGTTCGGAATCATATGCACGATCTCTCTTGACCTTAATGCCGTTAGAAGTTGCTGATACAAATGTATGAGCGTATTGATCTCCTTGTGCAGAAGCACCAACATTAACTGTAAATGTGTCTGTGGTAACTGCAGAGATAACCAAGAAAGTTTCATATGCGGGATCAGGATTTCCGTCCCCTGCAACTGCACGAGGATAAGTCTTTTGAGCACTATTGCTATCCTGCGTACAAGTAAATGTGAAGGAATCATGAACAAACTTAACTTGATCGCCAGTTGATAATCCATGACCAGCAGAAGTAACAACAAACTCACCAGTTGAAGAATTATAAGTTGCATTGGTAGCAGTCTTATTATCCAAGATAGATCTAGGATACAACTTGTTAGATGCGTTACTATCTTGATCACATGTGAAAGTAAGAGATTCCTTGCCAAGACGAATCTTATCGTTGACATTCAAACTATGAGTTCCGATCTGAAGAACCATATCACCTGTGGTGGGGTTATAGCTGGTTCCAGTTGTAGGAGTATAAGTTACTCTGTTAGGTCCAACATAGACTGTAACTGTGTTATCCCTCTTAACAATACCATTAGGTACAGCAGACACGAATGTATGTGTATATTGATCTTCTGCCTTAGAGGGACCAACATTAACTGTGAATGTGTTGTTGGTTGCAGCAGTGATCTTCAACCATCTACCAGCAAAAGGATCTGTGGGACGGGGATATGAATGATTTGTATAGTTATTATCCTTAGAGCAGGAGAATGTTAATGAATTATTTTCAAGTCTAATTTCATCAGAAGTAGTCAATCCATGACCGATAGCAGTGATAACGATCTCACCATTTGCAGGATTGTATGCTGCATTAGAGACTGAAGCATTAACAACCACGCCATCATTATAGATGGGGAGAGGAACGTTATTGTTTGCAGGATCACTGGAACGAGGATATGTGTGATTAGAAGCACCACCATCCTGACTACAAGTAAATGTCAGAGCATCATTGGTAAGTTTGATTGTTTCACCAGATCTTACAATACCATTTGCCTTTGCACTAACAAAGGTATGAGTAGAAGTATCAGAAGAAACACCAACATTAATATCAAAGGTATTGGTTGTGATATTCGTGATTGCAAACCACTTATTAAATGCAGGATCGGGACCAGCATCACCAGCATATTGTCTAGGATAGGTATGATGAGTTGCATTGCTATCTGTAGCACATGTAAACGTCATCGAATTGGGTTCGATGAGAACGCGATCACCAACAAACATTCCATGATTGGGAACTGTGATAGTCATAGCACCCGATGCTGGAGTATAGACCGCATTAGTTGCTGTAAACTTCTGAGAAGTTCTCAAATCATGATCACCGATGGTCATCTTGAGAGCACCAGTTCCAGGATCATAAGTCGCTGCAGTTGGTGTGTAGTTAACTGTAGGCGATGCACCAACGTTAACATCAAATGTATTTGTAGTGACGTTAGAGATAATCATCCAACCCTGACTTGCAGGATCATCTGCTCTAGGATAAGACTGAGAAACTGTATTGCCGTCAGAAGTGCAAGTAAACGTCAGAGAGTTATCAGCAAATTGAATTCTGTCGCCATTTGCAAATCCATGATTATTAATTGTAACTTGCAGAACACCTGTGGTTGCAGTATATGTTGCGTTTGTTGCAGTATGAGTAGTTCTAGCAGTAAGACCATGACTATTTGAAGTCAAGACCATTATGCCAGTCGAAGAATCATAAGTTACATTAGTGGGTGTTAATTGCGTCAGAGAAGCATAATCAGATTCAGTGATAGTAGAATCTGTACTTTGTGTCAAACCATGATCTCCTTGGATATCCCAAAGAAGATTGGTAATAACGAATCGCACAATTTCTTGTGCTTTTTGTAAAGTATAAATCGATTCGGGAATTTCAGATTCAATATGATAAAGAGAGATTGGACTTGTCGCTCTATTAACATAGAGTGCCGCAGCATCCCAAACATGGTTATTACTACCATTACGAAGGTCTTCAACAACTGCTTCTAAGATATCTACAACGTCATCTTCGCAATTTACATCACCTTTAGGAACACTGAAGGATGCAAATCTTGCCTTCATGATATCTACTGCTTCTTTAGCAATAAAGTCTTTATTTGCAAGGATTAAATCAGCAGCATCAATATATCTCTGACTATTGCCAGTAAATCCAGCAGGAGCACCAGTTAAGCGAGATGTTGCAAGAATTGCTTCATTATTGATGTCCTCACCCTTAGTGAAGTTTTCAACGCCAGACCAATCTTCAGTATGAGTCTGACCATAAGATCCATCAAAGTGGACCAGAAGTTTTGCATTAGCATCACCTTGGAATACTCCGTTAAGTGGTGTGAAGTTTGCTGTATAACGAGCATTATTAGAAATTCTAACCTCGTCAACATAACCAGCAAAGTCATTTGATGCATCAAAGTCAGCACCAATTCTGACTGGTTTGGTAGATCCATAGTTACTAGCATCTGTATAAGTGGATCCTTCTTGTGTACCATTCAGGAACAACTTAGTGCTAGTACCGCTTCTGGAGAGGGCAACGTGATACCAAGTTCCAGCAGAGAGATTTGTAGATCCGCTAATTGCAGCACTACCATTATTATAATACTTAAGGTTTGCACCATCAAGATATATTCTAGGTGAAAGTTCAGTTTCTTGAGTTCTGAAATCAAAGATTGCTCTCTCGCCAGCAGAAACTAAGAGAGGGTTGATCCAACATTCAATTGTAAAATCACCAGAAGCAAATCCAAATTCAGTAGATGTAGCAAAACTGATATATTCATCAACAGGAACTGCACCAACGTTTACTGTAATCGTAGTGGCAGTCACTGCAGTAATATTACGGGCAGATCCTGATGCAGGATCAGTAGACCGAGGATATGTTTTATTTGAAGTGTTATTATCCTGAGCACATGTAAATGTCAGGGTATCGTCTGCAATAAGGACTGTATTGGACGTTGTGAGAGTATGAGCACCAATCTCAAGAACCAAGTTACCAGTCTCAGGATCGTATGTAGTGCCTGTAGCAGCAGTAAATGTGCCTGTAGCACCACCACTAGCGGTAATAGAGTCTGCAGTGCCACTTACAAATGTGTGTGTAGCAAGACCAGGTGAAAGTGCTAATGCAGCAGTTCCAAACTTCTTATTATAAGTGTTCAGAGTTGCATTAGTGAAAGTTGCAGAATGATAATCTTGACCATTTGCTTGAGTTCTACCAATCTTACCGACATAGATGATCTTGTCAGCAATATTATAACCAATGACCTCTGCCTTTGTATCTTGAGTTCTTACAACCTGACCTTTGTTAAACAGACCATTGCCTTTCAGATTCTTTACTGCAAGTTTTCTACTCTTAGCAGTTTCACCAACAGCATAGTCAAGAGTATTACCAATGCCGTAATCCATCTTATAATTACGGATTACTTCATTTTCCGTAAAGGCACCGCTAGCATTATCATATTTGATTACGTTATTACTGATAGGTTCTGTTGATGGGAACTTATCGTCAAAATCTGTAGTATTAGTTGGGAAGTCAACAATGTTAACCTGCGACTTGGAAATATCATCCAAAACAACGTTTGGATATGTCTGAGCAGCAATTCTGTTGAACAGAAGACCGAAGAAAGAAGAACCATCAGAAATATCAAATTCTCCAGAAGATTCTGGTAATCCAGTGGTGGGATCAATCTGTGCATTAGGAGCAACATAAGATGCCACAAATGTCACCTCTGCAACAACATCGGACTGAGAACCAATGATAAAGTCATTCTGATTGATTTCAAACAATCCAGGTTTAGACTGATATGTACCAGTTGTCTTACTTAAAAGAAGTCTGGTTGTAACATTAATTTCTGTTCCGTAGAGAGGTGTTCCACTAGATTGAGAATCAGAAACTGTACCATTATTCAAACCAGTTGCTCTAGTTACTGTCAAAGTAGTAGAATCAGAATTATCTGTAATTGTATCTACACGGAACAATTCGGAACCAAACTGATAGATCTTAGTTGGAACAAGATTTCCAGCAGGTACAGGTGCTGCTGGTGCATTAGGATCTGCATTATATGCAATGACTTCAATTGTGCTAGTTGTTGCACCGATAGAGAATCTTAATTCGGCAAGAGGTGTTTCAGCACCTGCTGCAAGGTTGATTTCTTCAACTCTTGCAGTTTTACCAGCAAGATTTCGTACTTCTTCACCAAAAGCATATAGACCATCGCTTTCTACTGCTGTTGCTGTAGCAAAGTTAGCATTGAATCCTGTAGCACCAACTGTTACAAATTCACCGCCGATGAATGAAACTAAGTTACCAGCAACAACCTCGGTGAGGAAACCAAATACATTATTACCTACAACTTTAGTTACGGTCAATCTAGCATTAGAATCAGAACCAACCATAACATCACCAATATTAGGGAAGATACCACTAATGTTAGTAAATGTAAGTTCAATGACATCTTTCAGATTAATTGTAGTTTCTACATATTGAACTTGAGCGTCAGGTTGAGGAGGTTCTGCAAAAACAATAGAATCTTGCTCAATAGTAAAAGAAGTTCCAGGGTTCTGAACAACACCATTGAGAACAATCATCAACTGATTAGCATTTGCCTGAACAGGGGTATTATTAACCTTAAGGGTAAATGCTCTCTTTACGCCATCAAATTGATCAGAAATATCATCAATCTGGTTAGTAAATGAAGTCAGAATATTCTCTGAAGATGTCAGTCTCTTTTGTCTGAAGAGAATTTCAGTATTATTAAATTCAGAATAAATTGGTTGAACCAGAGCAAAACTTTGAATATTAGGGACAATTGCTTCTCTTGCAAGTTCAACAGACTTAGTAATTTGGAAAGTAGTCTCTTTGTTAGGAATAGAACCATATTCATCAAGATTCAGTTCACCAAATACCTTGAATGAAGCAGGGTGAACATTCTTAAGGAGAATGTCTTTCCAATCATTAATAGAAACTGCAGACTTAACAGCATATGAGAAGTCCTGATAATAATAAGAGTCTTGGATCTTTTGAATAATTTCGGATGGTTTACCAACATCATCAGTAAACTGACCAGAAGTTTTAGTAATAGAACCAATTTCTAGAACACCTTTAGCAACTTTGAGGTCACTGATAACACCAGAAGATTTGGAAATAACACCAGTGATTCTTTCATTCAGAGAGAAAGTACCATCATAATCAACAATCTTCAGGATTCTAGGTCCAACCTGCCAACCATTGTTTGTAGAAACATAACCAGTAGCAACTGCAGTCTCCAGTGAATTGCCTTGATAAACCAATTCACCTTCAAGGAAAGTAGAAGTTTCTACGTTAGCAGTTGCAGCACCACCGAAGGAGGAGGTAAGAACCTGCTGACGACCAACACCTCTACCACTTTCACCATCGACGAATGTAATTGCATCACCGAGAGCAGCGTTAGCAGAACTAATTGCGATCTTTAACTGGTCATCTTCAAGAGAGTTTGCAGATCCAGCAATTGCATAATATGTGGTAGTTCCATTCAGAGTGGTAGCACCAGATGCTTCAGGGAATGCTGTACCATCTCCAGTATCAACAACATTCAAAGTAATCTCTGCCCCATTAGTAATACCATGAGGGAAAGCAAATTGCAACAGACCCAAATCAGTGTTTACAACATAATTGAAAGAAGATTTTAACTGAATAGTAGGTTCTGAAGAATATCCTGATCCAGGATCTTTAACAACGATTTGATTCAGTCTGCCATTTTTAATTTCTGCTGCAGCAATTGCACCAGTACCGCCACCACCAGTGATTACAACTTCAGGTGCTTGAGAATATCCAGATCCAGGATCGGTTACGGTAATACTTGCAAGAATACTGGTAGAAGTTAACTGAGCATTGATTGGGAATGTGATTTCAGGACGTAAGGTATAATCATGAGGATAGTCATAACCGAAGTTGTTATTCTTCAGTCTCTTAATCTTACCAACGCTAGTACCTTTGGTAAATACCGAAGCACCAGTTCCGAAAGGAGGAATGACTACATTAAGATCAGCACCAGAACCAGTATTACCAGGTCCAAGAATACCATCAATCGCTTCAATATCAATAGAGGCAGTTGTATAACCAACACCAAATGAAGTTACTTGTACCTTTTGAATCTGTCCAGGAATGACACTACCACCACTATCAGATCCATCTGCTACTGTAATTTCAACAATACCGCCTTCACCATCACCAGCAATAGGAACACCAGAATATACACCAACTGCATATTCAGTTCCAGGATCATTGATTTCAACTCTTTCAATTTTTCTGTTGGAAACAATGGAGGAAACAACTGGCAATCTAGTGTAGAATCCACCGCTGTTTACTACTCTAATAGAATCAATAGATCCAACAGCATTTGGAGAACTAGTAGAATACTTAGAATTTGCTACTTCTGCAGCACCTTCAGGTTCATTGAGAAGTAAGAATTTAAAAGTATCATCGCCTCTAGTAATTGAACCACCAGATGTTGCAACAATATCAAAAATACCAGTGTAGGGAGAATCAACAACATCGAGATAACTTCCAGGAATAACTGGAGAATCTGCACCAGTTCTTGAAGGATCAAAGTAGTAAGAAATATTTGTAACGATACCTCTGTCTACCTTCAGTTTGACAGAAGGAGTTGGAAGTCCCTGACCTGTTAATCCTGGTGTCCCAACACGCTCAATAGAGTTGAAGGAATATTCCAGTTTGTAGAGATTATCCTTGGAGAACGACAGGTTAGTACCAACCATCGTACCATGACTGACATCAAAGACATATTGATGCCCATAATACATTTTAAGGGTAGGAGACTTAGTGAACAGAGAGACTCCTGCCGAACCAGTGGTTCCCAATGCGGGAAGAGTAGAAGCAGTCGCAGGTAATTTATATGTAAATTCAATTGGACTTACAATTGTATCTACAGGGAAAGAACCATTATATTCGCTAGTTTGACCAGTTGCTTCATTACCATCAATATAAAGCATTTCTCCAGCACGAAGATAATGCTTACTGCCAGTAACAACATATACCTCATCAGTATTAGCAACAGCAGTCACTTTTAAAATCTTAGAAAGATTTGCAACGATAGTAATCTTAGTTACATTAGTAAGATTACTAATGGTCATAATATCTTTAGTTGCGTTAAATGCAACCTGATTATTTGCAAGTGATACTACAGAACCAACTGCATAGGGAGAACTTCCAGTAATTTCATCAACTCTGATAGAGTAATCATTTGAACTATAATCTTTCCAAAGAGCAAATTGATCGAGGTTATTAGTTCCACCAGATCCAGGAGCAGCATAATCGTCAAGATCAATAGTAAAGTTACCAGGTGTAGTATCTTCTACTTGAGCGAATGTATAGTTGGAAATATCATTTCTAACATTTGGTACAGGACCAACAATTCCAAAACTAGTATTATTAAATTGCTCAAAAGAAAGTTGACCTGTATTTAAATCATCACTCCAAACATTAGAGTTAATAGCAACGTATACATGAGTATCATCATATCTAACAATATAACCAGCATTAACCTGAGCACCAAGATTATTTCTAAGTACGAGATTTAAGTTATTTTCAGCGTTGAAACTTTGATTGATCGTCAGTTTTTGAATATTATCG